AGATGATATTCGCAAAATCGCGATGCCCGTGCCTTTTAACCAGCCCTCACCTGTATTGTTCCAGTTGCTAGGTTGGTTGACGGACGCGGCTAAGGGCGTGGTAACTACCTCCGAGGAAAAGATCGCCGATATTACATCCAACGCACCCGTAGGAACTACGCAAGCTTTGATTGAGCAAGGCGCCGCGGTCTTTAGTTCTATTCATGCTAGACTGCATGATAGCCAGCGCCGAGTCTTGAAGATTCTTGCTAGACTAAACAAATGGTACTTGGATGAACAGCGTAAAGGAGATGTGATCGCTGACTTGCCTATTACTAAGGAAGACTTTGCGACCAACTCGGATATTATTCCAGTCTCTGACCCGCATATTTTCGCTGAGACTCAACGGTACGCGCAAATTCAAACCTTGGCAGCACGAGCAGCGGCTAATCCTGACTTATACAATAGATTGGCAGTTGAGAAACGAATTCTCAAACAAATCAAACTGCCTGAGATTAATGAGGTCCTGCCTGATCCCGCAAATGTAAAGGACATGAACCCAGCCCTTGAGAATGTGTCCATGACTCTTGGAAAGCCTGTAGGGGCATTTCCAGGCCAAGACCATATAGCACATATGATGGCTCACATGCAATACGCTGTGGACCCAATCTTTGGTTCTAATCCAATTGTAGCTCCTACCTTTGTGCCTGCTTTTCTTGAGCATACCAAGCAGCATTTAACCTTATGGTATTTAAACCACGCTGATGCGTATACAAGCGCAGCCTTAGGTAGACCTTTTAATGTGTTGAAAGTTGAGCCTATTATTCAGGAAGCTCAAAAATTATTGTCCGCGTCTCTACAACATGTTCACCAAGACAGTAAGGAGCAACTACAGCCGGTTGCGCAAACTATCCAGCAAATGCTAACCATGCTGCAAAAGATGCAGCAACAGCAGCCACAAGCCCCAGTTGATCCTAATGTAATGGCGCAGGTTCAAGCATTGACGCAAACTTCAATGGCTGAGACACAGCGCAAAGCGCAAAAAGATCAGCAAGAAATGCAATTGGACGCTGCAAACTTACAGCAAAAAGCGCAAGAAGCTGAGAAAAAACTACAAGCTGACTTGGTAAAGAATACCGAGAACAATTTGACGGCTGAAAGAATTAAGTCCGCAGAGCTAACACGTGACTCCGCGCAATTGCAACATGAGCAGTTTAGGACTGTTCTAGATGCCCAGAACCAAGCTCAATCTAACCTAGGAGATGTAAATGAGTGAACTGATTAATATGCATAAAAGGATAGCAATGGGCGGCGAGAAAGAAGCCAACCATTTGAAAAAAGGCGGTGTTGCTAAGAAGCATCACTACGCAAAAGGCGGGGGTGTTAAAAACGATTCTATTGATGGTACTGCATCAGGCCAGCCGGCTGAAATCACGCATCAAAAGAAAGTAAACAAAATTGGCGCGTATCCAGAAAAGGGCATTGCCAATCTTCCCGCAAAAGGCGTAACACCTAAAATCACCAAGCCTATTCCAAATTCTATTGCCACAATGAAAAAGGGCGGTAAAGCAAAGGGCGGAGTTGCTATTGTAATTGCACCGATGCGCAAAGCCGCGGGTAGGGGTAGATAATGGAAGACGCAGCACTTTACATTGGCGAGAAAGCTAGAGAGCTTTCGAAAGAAGCTGCCGCTGAGCTTGTAAAGCAAGCCAGAGAGGGTAAAGATGCGCCTATGACGGATGAAATATATGGTAGAACACCTATAGCCAAGTCGTTATTACCTGAAGTTTTGCCTGAATCGACGGGCGAAATCAATGGGCCTATGACAGCACTGCAAAGATTCATTAACATGTATCAGCCCAGTGAACTTGTGATGCGGAATAACTTCCGTAAACATTTGTTGCAGGTCCTTGAGGAGTGGAGAGAGCAAGATGCAGATCAACACTTTAATTAGTCGTATTAAGCAACGTAGGCAAGAAATTGCCAATGGTATGGTAGATGGTAATTGTGTTAACTTTGAAAGCTACCAACGCTTAGTGGGTCACAGTCTAGGATTGTTAGAAATCTTGGAATTTATTAATCAAACTTTAGCAGAGGAAGAAAAAGATGTCGAACGACGTTGAACAAACGCTTGAAGAAGCGTTCCCGATAGTAGATCCTTTAATGGCGCCTTACGGTGCTCGTGTGTTAGTGCAATTGCGCGCTGTTAAGCAAAAAGTAACAGCATCTGGAATTTATATTCCTGAAGAAACACAAGAAACAGAGAAGTGGAACACAATGGTTGGTAAAGTCATTGCAATTGGACCGCTTGCCTTTAGAAAACGTGAGTCCATGGAGCCATGGCCAGAGGGATCATGGGCACAAGTAGGTGATTTTGTGCGTGTACCTAAATGGGGCGGTGATAGATGGGAAATAGATTTCACGGATGATAAAGGCGCAAATGGTAAATGCTTATTTACTTTCTTTAATGACCATGAGTTAATAGGAAAAGTAACAGGCGACCCACGCGATATTAAAGCGTTTATTTAAGTTTTGAAAGGAAACTAGTATGAACCCGACCGATAAGGCAGAAATGCAAATAGAGGAAGTACAGGATGGCTCCGCCATTGTGCAACTTCCCGAAAATGTGGTAGCACCACAACAAGATGCACAAAATGTGCCCGCAGAGGGCGTAGATGATGATTTTGATGATGATCAAGTGCAAAATAACGCATCAAATGAGCCCCAGGATGCTGATCGAGAGCAGATTCGAGAGGCTCGAAGAGAAGAAAGAAGGCTTAAAAAGCAACTTCACCGAGAAAAGGCCAAAGAATCTAACCATTTAATCAACGCTTTAAAGAAACAGAACCAAGTATTGGCGGAGAGACTGTCAATTATTGAGAAAAAGACTTCTGGTGCTGAGCTTGCCCGCGTTGATAAGGCTATTGAGGACGCTGGCGTGCAAGTTGAGTACGCAAAGATGAAAATGCAAGAGGCTGTTGCATCTCGAGATGGTGCAGGAGTCACTAAAGCGCAGGAAATGTGGTTTGAAGCGCAAAGACAGCTGGAATCTTTACAAAGCGTAAAGAAACAAGCCGTCAAGCCTCAACCCCAGTATAATCAAAACCTACAAATACCGGATCCATCCGTTCAAAGACACGTCGCCGATTGGATGGAAAGAAATCCATGGTATGACCCAAATGGAAAAGATCTTGACTCAGAGATTACGCAAAGAATTGACAAAAAGTTAACGGAAGAAGGCTATGATCCGGCGTCCGAGGACTATTGGGACGAACTTGATGATAGACTTGCAAAATATATGCCACACAAGGCAAATCGTGTGTATAATGATTCTAACACACGTACTTCAAGGCCCCGATCTGTGATGACAAGCTCAGGAAGAGAAACAACTGCTACTTTAAAGCCTAACGAGATGAGGATTAGTCCTGAACGCGTTACCGCTATGAAAGAAGCAGGCTTATGGGATAACCCCAAGCTTCGTCAAAAGGCTATTCAAAACTACGCCGCATGGGATCGTCAAAACAAACAAAGGGGTCAATAATGGATGAACGTTTAAAAAGAAATAATCGCGCTGGCCGCGAAAGTCGTGCTCTAGATGATGCACAACGTGAAGCGCCAGAAGAAAAATTTGTATCAGCTCAGGAACGTCGTAGGACATTCCGCTCGGAGTGGATTCAAGAGGCTTTGCCTTCTCCACCCAAAATACCAGGCTTCCACTCATGCTGGTTGTCTTCAAATAATCAATATGATCCTATTCATAAACGTATGCGTCTGGGCTATGAACCAGTAAAACCTGAAGAAGTAAAAGGTTTTGAGCATTTAGTAGTGAAAGCAGGAGAACATGCTGGTTTCGTCGCTGTAAATGAAATGTTGTTATTTAAAATCCCACTTGACGTCTATCAAGAGTATATGGAGGAAGTCCACCATTATGCTCCTATGGAAGAGCAAGACAAGATTAAAGTACAGCAGGACATGTTACAACAACAAGCGCGCGATAGCTCCGGCAAACCATTGATTCAAGTTGAAGGTAATGGCATGAACTTTAATCAGTCAGTTCAAGCACCTGTCTTTTCATAGGTCTAACTAAGGAGTTTCTATGTCTTCAACGTCTGCGCCGTTTGGCTTAAGACCTGCATTCTTTCCAACAGGTTTGGAACGTGCGCAGGTGTTGCAAAACGGTATCCCTTCTGGATATTCAAGCAATATCTTAAAAGGCCAACCTATTGTTTACGGTACAGCCGGAAACAGTGGTACAAATGGTACTATCCAACCTGCACTGGTAACAGGAACTGTAACAGGTTCTTTCCAAGGTGTAGAGTTTACAGATACAACAGGCCGTCGCCGTGTATCTAACTATTGGCCAGCAAGTACAACTACTCAAACAGGTAGTGTAACTAATGCTTATTTCTATAATGATCAACAGATCATTTATGAAATTCAGGCTGATGGTTCAATGGCTCAAACTTCTATTGGTGGTGAATATTTCTTCACTAACATTACAGCAGGTTCAACAACTACAGGTTTGTCACAAGCAACCCTTGGTTCAGCAACAGCTGCTGGAAATGGTTCACAAGGCCAAATGCGAGTTGTTGATCTAGCACCATATGCTGACAACGCTTGGGGGGATGCTTACACTATTGTTCGTGTCCAATTAGTTAATACGCAATTCTACGGTGCTTACACCGCTATTGCTTAATAAAGGAGACTGACAAATGGCAGCCCCAATGCGAAGTACGGACTTTAGAAGTATTGTTGAGCCAATTCTCAATGAAGCTTTTGATGGAGTCTATGATCAACGTTCCGATGAATGGTCAACCGTTTTCCGTGAACAACAATG